GTAGTCAAGCTGGTGCGTTGCAGAATCCCACGTCACGTCAACCTGGGCAGCCTGGATCCGGTTGGCGTTGGCAGAATCGCGCCTGATGGATCCGGTGGCGTCCTTTACCTCGATCTCGGCTTGGACGTTCAGGTAGCACTCGGCCCGGCCAGCAGCGTCGAGTGCCACAGGCTGCGTGAGCGGAGTGGTCCCGGCCGCATCCGAGTACGTAACGGCGCTGGACGCCTTGGACGTTCCAGGAATGAAGAAGCGCACTGAGCCCGAGGCGATGGGAGTGCCATCGGAATCATTGGCGCCCGAGTAGTACAGCCACTGTACGAGAGCGGCCATTACCAGTTCCTCGAATTCCGACCGACGGCGAACCGAATCGCTCCGTGCTGGGAGTCTCCCGCTTTGCAAACGGCAAGTTTCTTCTCTGCGATGCCCATGAACATGCCTCCCTTGTCGGCCATGCTGTTGTCGAAGGCTACCCCGCAAGCCACGGCGTACATCAGGTAGGAAGACCACGCTCGGCGGGTCTGCATGGTCGTGAGCCCCGTGTCGGCGCCCCTGAGCAGCGTGACCGACGAGTACCGAAACGTGGCAACCGAAGTGTCAGGCACCGGCCAGAACACGACCCGCGTGAGCGCTCGCTTCTCGATGTAGGCCCGCGAGGGTCGCCCTGGGACGGTCTTGACGGCCAGGTTCATCCACTCGGCGCGGCTCATGGTCTTGACGATGGTCTCTATCGTGCCGCTGGAGCTGACTATGGATCCAAGGGCATCATCCTGCCCAAGCTCGACGTCGATTACGTCGGCCGGCAGATCGTACTCCGCAGTGCCTGAGATTAGCGAAAGCGTTGCTCGGGAAACCGTCGTAAGCACGAGGTCTGCTGCTTGCAGCTCCTGAATGGCCATATTCAGGTGAAACGTGGCCTGAGAAATCTGGTCTGGCGAAGCGGCTTCACCGTCAGTGAGCAGTCCGCACAGACGAATCGCGGCGGTCAAAATCTGGTCGCGCTGAAAGTCCGGTGTCGGGTTCGCTGAAACGGTCATACGCCCTCTCGCTTCTTGCCCTCAACCGGCTGAATCTCGCCAACGTTGGCAGCCGCGAGATCTGCCAGCTCGCTCATTGTCAGGCCGGTCCTGCAATCTTGGCAGCGAAGGAAGCCGTCGGCATCTGGTCCGGTCAGGTCGGTGCGGTGGTAAAACACGCCGCAATAGTCACACATTTCGGTGTAGTTGTGCAGCGGACCTTGGTAGTGGCGGCCAATGGTAGCCAAGGAGACCTCCGAAACTAGCCAGGGCGGGAAGCGACTTTGGGGAGTGACGCCATCGCCACCGCCCGCCCTGGAAACCTCTACGCTGAGATGGTGCCTTGGTTCTGCTTCGCCGTCTCGTTGACGGTGTTCGTGATGCGGTTGTTGTCCATGGTCACGTCGACCCCGGTGCCGCTGAACACGATGCCCTGAACGCTGGCATTGTCCATCACGCGGAACGAGTTTTCGGCGATGAGCCCGGTCGTCACCATGTTGCCGGCGAGCGAGATGCACGCCGATGAGTCCGACTTCCAGTTGAAGAAGAAGTTCTCCATGATGAGGACACGGTTGCTGGTCGCCGTGCTCGCGATGTTCGCGACGATCCCAGTGGTCGCCGCAGACAGTGCCGCGCTCACGATGTTGCCCACGCAGACGAAGTCGTCAGCACCCGTGGTGGCTGTCCCGAGGACAATCACGTTGGTGATGGCGGTCGCCTGCGTGTCAGCGTACGCCTTGTTCCCCACGAACCGGCAGTTGGCTGCCGAGACAGTGAGCAACGTGGCGCACTTTTGCGTGTTCGAGGTCCCAAGGTGGAACTCGCAGTTGATGAGGCTGGCACCTTCGCCAGTCATGTTGAACGCCTGCGTGACGGTCGTTGCAGCCGTCCCATCGCAGACGAACTTGATGTTGGTGATGAGCGACCCTGCGGTCATCGTCACCGTGGATGCCGCCGCCGTGAGCGTCACCACCGGGCGGGTGTTACCCCATCCGTTGCCAATGATGCGCGTTCCAGCAGGGATCGCCCAGGCCGTAGCCGTTGCGATGCTCTCGGTGTGACCAGGAAGCACCATGACCACGTCACCACGGCTTGCCACGCAGAGAGCGAGGGCCGCAGCGATTGATGGATACACGTGCCTGTTGTTGTCGGCCGTGACAGCGGTGTACTGGTCGTCGTAGTTCAGAACCGAAGTCCCGTTTCCACGAACCATGAACACTCGCCCCGTGGCCGGAATCGAGTAGGCCCCAAGCAGGTCGAGCGGTCGGTTGCTCGGTACCGCCTGGGGCGTACTCGCGGCCAATGCCTGTGTGATGTACATGTGGCTTGCCTCCTACTGAGCGCCCAGGATGAACGCGCGCCAATTCGAGACGCCAATGGCGGCCCGGTAGCTGACGCCGTGGTGAGCGACCTCGCCGTCGTTGTCAACCCACACCTTGCCTCGGATGGGGCGCTTGATGAGGTACCGCATGCCATCGTCTGCGTCGGTCATGCCGGCCCAGAACGTCGTCGAGACGGCGTCGTACCAGAACACCGGAACGAGATCCAAGTTGTACTCCTTGGTCACGTTAAGGTCGTTGAAGTTGTTTCCGACCGTTCCGGAGCATCCAGTGATGTTCTTCCAGAGGTCGTGCTGGGCCTCGGGGAAGGTGATCCCGGTGAATCTCTTGCCATCGGGGATGCCGTTCGGGCCTGGAAGTAGCGTGGCAGCGATCCGCATTTGGATGAGCGCAGCCTGGCTCGGGGTCATGCCGATGATGGATCCGCCAGCCGAAGAGATCAGGCAGTTGCTCGCCGTCCCTCCTGCGGTGATGGCGTGCGACGTGCTGAAGAGTGCAACCTGGTCGTAACCCTGAATGGTCGTTGTGCCATTCAGCATCACGGTCGCGGCGTCGATGTCCTGGGTATTCCAGGCGGACTTTTGCAAGCGCTTCGAGGCGTCGATAATCTTCTTGTACTTGTTGTCCTCCATCGCCTCTTCGGAGATGGAAACCTTGAGCGCCAGCGTCTTCGGGATGTACCGCTTGGTACCTCCGACGATGATCTCCTGGACCGCCATCGGCTTCCCTTCGTCCTTCTCGGAAAGGAAGGTCGTGCCAGCGGTCTCGATGTCGTCGGCGTATCCGTCTTCCATCGTTTCCGTCGTGCACAGCTTGCCTTTGCCGATGCAGACTTGCTTCTTGCTCAGGTCCTCGGTGGTAATGCCATCGAGGGTCTTCTTCATTGCCTTCCAGAGTGGGTTGCTCGTGATCATGGTCGTTCGTCCTTCCTAGATGTAGGTGCCGAGCAGCGCCGGGTTGACTCGGAAGATTCCCTTCCAGTACGTGGCCGTCGGGTCGTTCACGCGCCCCTGGAGGTCGTACTGGGGAATGGAGACCAGCAGAAGCTGGCCGTGAGTGGAATCGCCTGGCGAGTTGAAGCTCGCGACCGCAGCCGACGTGTGACCGCTCTGACCATTGGCAGTGGATCCGGCCGTGGCAACGATGTTGACCGTCTGCCCGACGAGCGCCTGAGCCGCCGTCTTGGTGGAAGCGGCCGTAGTGACGTCGACCTCGAACAGACAGCCTTCAGTCGTGATGCACAGAACGATGTTCGCGAGGGGATTGTCCAGCGACACCGTTCCGGTGTACGTCTTCGCGGCCGGGAGGTAGGCACCCTTGCGTGGAATGCTGTCGTCACCGAGATAGTTCTTGGCGCTGACCATGACGTGGCTGATGGCCACAGCATCTCCGGCAGTCGTCGGGTAGACGGTTCCATCGGCAGCGGCGGTCAGGGCGTCGCCAACGAACAAGGCGAGAGTGTTGTTTGACACAACAGGCCGCGCGACGATGGGAGGAGTTCCCAAACCCCCGCTGGCAACGAACCCAGCGAACCGAAGTCCGCCTTTCTGTGGAAGTACTTGCGACATGATGCCCTCCTAGGCGATTTCCTTCATCTTCTGAGCCAGTCGGCCATCGGCATCCACGACGGAGTCGATTCCACCTGGGCTGTTCCGCTTCTGCTCGCGCGCACGCAGCACTGCCATCTTGTCCGCCTCGCGACCGTCAGCCTCTTCCTTGGGAAGCCAAATCAGGACTTGCCCATTGAAAGAGACGGTTCCGTTGTCGTCAACGCGACCACCAGCGATACGCTCTTTGTCGCCGTCCTTCCCACCGTTGATCTTCTCCCACCCAGTGTCCAAATGGATCTGGAGGCCGAAGTTCTCATCGAGAGGGTTGGCCAGTTTGTAAGCACGGTCGCCTCGCCCATTTCTGAGCTGACCTGCCTGTCCGGGTGCAAGTCGTAACGTCTTCGGATCTACTCGTCCAGCTTGTGCGGTTGCCATGTGCGCTCACTCCTCCCTCGCGGGTTTGAGCGCTCTGTTCCGCACAGCGTGCGAGGGACGCCGGGAAAAAGCAGCCGTCTCGTCTGGAAGCTCGGTTCCGTGCAGCGCGACGAGACGCCAGGAAAGAGCTTTCCTCGAAGGTAAGCCAGGTGACGTTTTTCGTCAACAAAAGAAATTGCCACCCCGAAAGGTGGCAATTGGTAACATCTTGTTACTTTTCTACGCTATACGTCACGAAAGTAGTCAGGTCCCATCATCTTGGACCACGACTCGTATGCCTTCTGCTCTGGCATGTCCGGTCCAGCGAAAGCCCTCGCCATGGACTTCTCTGCCTTCGTGAGCGCGCGCGAGGGGCCTCCGGTGGCTCCCGATCCAGTAGAACTCGCGCTGAGGCTGGAGAAGCGCCCCTGCTGGGCAGGGTTGCGAACTGGAAGGGCCTTGGGGCGCAGGCCGAATTCTTCGGCGGTCTGGGTGAGCACCTTTCGATGAGTTGCCATCTCGTCGAATGATCGCTTCTCCCGAAACGCCCTGATCTTCTCCTGCTTGAAAAGCGCCGAGGCATATTCCGTTGCGTCGGGCCCATAGGTAAGCACGTCCTGGAACTCGCTACGCACAATCTTGTGGACGGGATCCTCCGGCGGCGGGTTGTCGCGCCTGAACTTCTGTTGCGCGCGCTCCGTCGTCTTACTCGCGATGAGCTCGCCCTTCTTGTACTCGGCATCGTGCCACTCGTCTTCGAGTCGCTTGATCTCAGTTGGGTCGGTCGATGCGCGAACGAGTGAAACGATCCTGGTCTGCTCCTGCACGAGCTTGCGCCATTCCGGGTCGGATCCACCCGTAGGTATGGCGGCCGGCGGTTGGACAAATTGCTGAACCACTGGCTGCTGCCGAGCCAGCATGGCCAACTGATCGAGAAGTGGCCTCTGCGCCTCTTCGATGATCTTGCGAGTAATGTCTGCCTGCTCGCGCTGGCGGCGCTCCTTGCGGCTTTCTCGGGCGACCTCGACGACCTGTTCGCCCCCACCTGAATCTTTGACCAATACCTCTGGCTGGTCGTCTTCAGGCGTACCTTCGGTGGACTCGAGATCTTCCTCTTCACGTTCTTTGGTCATGGTTCACTCCTATGCTTCGTCGGGTGCGTGGGTGGGTTCGCTTCGTGGCTCGTCGTTGTACACGTGCTGGCTGCCGGTGCGCCCGAGCTTCAGGTCGCCGGCTACCACGCGCTGAAGGATGTCCTCGCTGAGAACGATGTCGCCAACGTTCATGAAGTAGAACTCCAGCTTGGTTCCGTCAGATCGCTTCCCGACCTCGAACCGAAATGGCACATGCGGTGCGAACCAGACCAACTCGCCGATTTGCATTCCGTTGCTGACCAGGACATCCAAGGCAGCGAGACCGGCCGAGACGATGACGCCACGGGGGCTGCGGTCCTTGTCCGTTTCTCTCCTGGTCTCTGGCTTGATGATGACACCATCGGAGGCGAACGTTTCGCTGGCCGACCCTTCGTCTGGAATGCGGTACACGATGACCCGCTCGAAGCACGCTTGACCAGGCCATGCCGGGATGTCCAACTCCTGCATGCGCTTCAGAAGCAATGGTGGCGTGATGCTAGATGCTGTTGGCATAACTCTGCGCCTCCTCAAACAGCGAGATCACTTTCCCAAGCGCTCTCAACGTTGCCCCGGTAGACCTGACTTCCAGAGCAATGTTTTCGTCGCAACGGTATGCCAGGCCTTGCTCTGCTAAGTTTTCCAGATTCTTCTTGGCTTCAGCGATCTTGGTGTTGATGATTCTTGCCAATTCGATTGTGCCAGGATGGGCAAGCCATTCCTGGATGACGTCTTTGTCGAGCGAAGCGAATGCGCTCCTCTGCTCTTTGATCTCTGCCATGGTTCACTCCTTTGGTTTCTATTTGCCAGGGGCCGCTTGTGTCGGGACTCCAACTTGAAGCTTCGTCTGCGGCGGCTGGCCGCCGGGCACGTTGTGAGGCTGGCCTGTGGGCACCGATGGAGCCGGAGGCTTTCCAGGTTGCGGAGGTGCACCTGGTGGCGCCCCTGGAGGTCCGCCGCCGCCTGGAGCCCCAGGCGGTCCGCCCTGGGCTTGCGCCTGCTTGGCCATGATTTCCTGGTCACTGAGTACCATGCTTGCCAGGTCGTACATGCCACGTGCCTTGAAAGCCTGGCGCGCGCAGGCTGCGAATATCGTTGGTGGAAAAATCATCGTCGCAACCTGCGGCGGAATACCCTTCGTCACCATCCCGAGCGCGTCGTCTGCCTCTGCTACCTTGGCCGCGCGGCTGGAAAAGCTGAGGTCGGCAGAGAACGTGATGTCGTAGCCGTTCTTGTACAAATCCCTCGTTACCTTGATGGTCGTCGTTTTCTGGGTCGCGGGGTCTTCGACGTCTTGGAGGTGTTCGTCTGGCAGAAACTGGTAGTTCAGGAGAGCGTTGTTCTTTGCAACCTGGTTCAGGACCATGAGGAAGTTCTGAGCGAAGACACTGAGCTGCTTCGTGGCCTGCTCCACTCGGGTCGCTTGCCCTCGGTACGTCTCGTCGCCTTCCTTCTGCCCAGAGAGCACGTCTGGCGCAGAGCTGATGCCGTCAGCCGCCTGCTCCTGCATCTGCACGCCATTGAGAAGCTGCTGGTTGGCCGCTGGAGGACGTATCGGGAAGTAAGCCTTGTCGATCATGTCTGGAGGCACGCCACGCACGCGCAGTATTTCTCCGGGGTTGATGGTCTTCACGCCGGGGTCGAGCTTGAAGTTCTCGTGCATGAACCCGGTCTCGGTATTCGCACGCGTGCCCTGGTCGATGAACTGGTTCAGGAGAATATTCGCTGCTGCCTGGTGGGGCATAAGCAGCATGCCAAGCCCGAGACCATGGGATCCGTCGGGGTTCTCGATGCACGTCCCATGCGAGAACCGCTCGATGATCTTCTGCTTGCAAGGCAACGGGCCGTCCATGTTGTCCTGGAGCCACGGTGGCGCAACCGGATGCGATGGGCGCTGTGCCTGCACTTGCTGGGCGACCTGAAGCGATTCCTCTAGAGAAACGTCTTGCAGCTTGAGGCGTTCCAGAAGCTGCTGCTCAAGCACCATTGCTTGCTGGTAGCGACCTATTGCTCCCAGGTACTGCTGATGCTCGGCCGTCTGCTGGTCGAACCTGCCACGGTCTTCCGGGTCGTCGTAGTAGCGGCTGTAGAGCCCGATGAGCGTCTTCGTCTTCCCGTCCACGACGGCGATGATGGGCGTGTCCTCCTCTTGGTACGGGAACGTCACCCACCCGTGGTACTCTAGCAAGTAATACGGAGCATCGGAGATGTTCTCGGTGCGGTCTTTCCCCTCGAACTTGTCAGCCGCGTCCT